CGGCACGAAGGGCAGCCTTCTCTACTCGACTCACGGTCACGCTGGCCTGGGCAGCCGTGAATCCGGCAGCGAGAAGCTCCCGGGCCGTGGCGACAAGGACCCGGTCGATCCCCTCGGAGAAACCGGCCTCACGACCCGTCGCATACTCCAGAGACCGGAACTTCGCGGTGTCGGCCTCGGATAGCGGCGGTCGGTCGTCGACCGCCGTGAGGGCGTCTGGCCCCCAGTCGAGGATCGCGGGGTCGCTGTCATCGCCGGGAGGCACGAAGGGAGGATAGCCGAGCGCGACCGACCTCCTCCCATCGTTCGCGTTCGGCGGGCGTGAGCGCGTCCCAGGCCATGCGCGCCCGGTTGGCCAGCCGCATCCTGATCGTGTGCTGACCCGAATAGTCGTGCGCGGCGTACCAGACCGCCTTCCCGCCGATCTTCCCGTCGACCCCCTGATGGGCGGCATCCCGGCAAAGCCCGGCCCCGATGTCTCCAGGCGCATACCTCCGTCGGTCGTGGAGGTGAGCGAACTCGATCGGCCCCTCGCAGTCGTGGCGGATGCCGAGGACGCGTTGAAGCTCGGCGTCGCCGCGCAGTTCGCAGCCGCGGTGGTGGCAGAAGGCCATGAAACCAAGCTCGCGGGGCCGGCGGGCGTGCTTGGTTCCCTTGGGCGAGGCCGGCTTCGGAAACGACGGCGTGCAAGTTTCAGGAAACTTTCGTGCGCGCTTTCCATCAACGCGACGCGCGACGCCCCACTGCCGGGCCCTTAGCGGCTTGCCGCGGCGGAGGGGCTGGCGCGGCTTCGGCGGCGGACGGACGGGCTTCGGCTGAGGCCGGATTAGTCTCACGGCGCCCACGCGACGATCCCGATCGTTCGTCGACGCCGCGTCACCGATGCCTTCGACCGACCGAGCACGTCGGCCGAGACTGACAGGCCGAAGCGCGGGTAGATGCGGCGAAGGATCTGATCCTCGACGGGCAGCCAGCGACGGCGATGGGTCGGGTGTTTCACGGGATCAGCTTCTCTTGCTTCATCGCCTGAGTCTTGGCAGGAAAGATCTCGAACTGCTCCTTCGCGTCCTCCAGGCGCTTGACGGCGATGGCGTGGTACTTCGGATCGCGCTCCCAGCCGATGAACCGACGGCCGAGGCGGATGGCGGCGACGCCGGTAGTGCCGCTGCCGGCGAATGGGTCGAGGATGAGATCGCCGGGGTCGGTGAAGTCGCGGATGAGCTTTTCCATGAGAGACAGAGGCTTTTCGGTCATGTGCAGCGATGGCCTGCCTTCCTCCGTAGAAGCGCGCGCGGACTCGTATATCCCGCGTTTTCCTCCGCCGTTCCATCGCGACCGCCCTGGGGCATGCGCGCAGACGATCGACTCATAGCCCATACCAGGCCGGTCGCCCGACATCTGAGGCTGGGCGTCTCGTTTAATCCACGCGCAGGTTCGTCGGTACGAGGCGCCCGCGGCCAGAAAGTCATCCCTCCATTTCGCGACAGCTTCGACCTGGCAAAACACAAGCGACCACCTGCGAGAAATACGGGAAGCCTCGAACGCACTTGCGACCCTCTGTGACTCCGTGATCGGCTCGAAGTCGATCACGCAAACGCCGGTTTCACCGTAGTCGCCTCCTCCTCCGCGCGTCTTAATGCGCCTTCCGGCCGTGTGCGCCTCCGCCTCGTACGGCGGATCCGTTATGACGTGGTCGACGCTCTTATCCCCAAGCGACGCCATCCCGGTCACCGGGTCGAGGCAGTCGCCTAGGCGCAGCTCCCAGCTTCCGCTCATGGTGCGACGAGTCGTTTCTGCGCGATGAAGTCTTCGTATTTCACGAAACCGCCTTCGGGTAATGGTCCGCGCATCGCGGCCCAAGATGCGATGTTTTCGCCGGCGCAGCGCAGGCGATCCGCTTTCCATCTGCCAGCGCCGCCAGGACAAAGCCGCAGACCCACGGAGCCGTCCCCGTCCTGGCTTCCCTTCCGCGCTCCGTCAGAGCGCCACGTTCGTCGTGTGTCTTTCCCATCGGTTTGATACCTACCCCGATTACGCGATCGTCGTCAGGCGCGACAAGGGTCACCATGATATCGGCTCTTGCTCATCCGCGTTTTGCTTCGCCCAAAACGGGATCTGATCTTCCGTCACGGCCTTGAACTCCTTGCGCTTCTCCCCGTCCACGATCCTCCCGAGGCTGTAGCTATTCGCGTAGCTGTTGGTCCGAACGTCAAACATGTTGAGCGCCACGTAGCGAGTCACGCTCATGTCGGGTCGGTTCTTTCTGGCCGCGAGGTAGGTGCCCCAACTTCGTGAGTCTGGGCTGAAGACGTTGTGCGCCGGCGCGAGCACAACGGCCTTGGTGGCCACGTTGCCGATGTCCTTGGCGCCCGAGAAGTCTTCGAGGCTCGGCACCAGTGGGTCGCGTTGCATCCGCTCGGCCTTGCGGAGGTGCGCCACTACGATGACAGGGATCCCGCTGTTCTTGGCGGAGTCCCGGATCGCCTTGGCCAGCTTCTTTGCGGCTCGGTTCTCGTTCTCATCGTCGCTGTCCATGAAGTGAAAGTGATCGAGGATCGCGAGATCGGTCTCGCCCTTGAGCGCCTCGAATTGGGTTAGGAAATCGTCGGTCGTGAAACTGTCGTCACGGTAGAACGTTTTGAGGTTCCCCATGCTCTCTTCGAGCTCGGCGTCCGCCTGGTCCTCAAACCGACCCAGCACCGCGTCGAGGTGGCCGTAGTACCAGTCCTGATATCGGATCGGCTTCTTGCCCCCGGCCCCATAGTAGAGCCGCGAGAGAGCCCGGTACTTCTCACGGCGCTCGATCTCGCGGTCCTCTGCTTCGAGAGCGAAATAATGCACGCGGTATCCCCTGCGACAGTTGGCCCCGGCGGTGATCGACGCGAGGGCAGTCTTCCCGACGCCCGACGATGCGCCGTAGAGAATCACGTCCGACCGGAAGATCCCTCCCATGGCCTGATCTAGAAACGAGACGCCAAAGGTGAGGATCTTCTTTCCCGCATCGAGGCGCGCGGCCCGCTCACCCGGGAGGCGAGAGATAGACGATTTGAAGGCGTGCGGGATCTTCCCCGGCGCCGCCGCCACCAGCCGCTCGAGCACGGGCGCCGTCCCGCCCTTGGCGATCCAGTCCGAGACGTCACCCTTGGGCGGCAAGCCTGGCAGCGGAACGACCTTGACCCATGCGGCTACTCCGGTCAGCGACTTGGCCACGATCGCGGCGTGCGCCGTCCCTGGCTGGTCGTTGTCGGGGAGGATCGCCACGCCGCGCCCGCGTAGCGATTCCGTGTATTCGGCCGACCACTTCCCGGCGCCACCCACGTTCGTCGTGGCGAGCACCCCGAGCGACGCCAGCATGTCGGCGTCCTTCTCCCCTTCGACGACGTACACGAGCCGATCTTTCGACGCTTCCAGGATCTCCGGGAGCTGATAGAGCACCCGCCGCGCCCCCTCCATGTTCCACGTCCACCCAACTCCGTTTGGCTGGCGCTGGCGGAACGATTTCGGGTGAAGGCGGACGACCTGGTAGAGCAGCTTTCCCTTTTCATCGCGGTAGTCGTACTTCGCGACGATGTCGTTCCCTTTTTGGTCGCGGTCGGGAAAGAGATCACCCATCGCGAGCTCGACGTTCGAAACGATATCCTCGGTCGCGCAGCCGGCATGGCAGTTGAGCAGGCACTTGCCGTCGTCGCCCTCTTTCACGCTGAGGCTGGCCTGGCCGTCGTCGTGCGCCGGGCACCTGGCCATAAAGGCGCGCTCCCCGGTCTTCTTGACGCCCTCGAGCTTCGAGAGAACGAGATCGGTTGGCTTCATCGGCGGCCGGCCAGACGCGCGACTGCAGCCTCGGCGTCGCCGCTGCCGGGCGGCCCGTTCCCGCCGCCACCGCTTCCTCCGCGGTCCTGAACCTTACCCATCCACCGGTTGAGAAAACTCGGCATTCCGTGGAAGGTTTTTTTCTTACTGGGGTTGCTCACGATCCAGGCGAGGGCCTTCCTAGCTTCGGCGAGAATGTCGACCGCTGGATAGGCCGCTTGAAACTCCCGCACGAGCGACTCCCGCAACCCCCATTCTCTCGGTCTTATCCCGCGGCTGGCAGTGGGAAACACCAAGATCGCCGGCTCGGAGTCGCCCTCCGGGGCGAGCTCGGAGCTATCTTCTCTTCTTACCTCTCCTTCTGCCTCTGCCTCTGCATGGGCCGACAGAGGGAGACAGCGGGAGACGAGATGTAATGATCCTGAGCGTTTATCCCTGGTCTTTTTTCGCTGGCTCTCTCTTCGGGCATCTTCGTCGCGCATCGACCGGTAGGTTTCGTAGTTCACGATCCGGTAAATAAACTGCCCCTCGCGGAGCATCCGTTTCCCTTCCTCGGCCTTGGTTCGGCTCTCTGGATCGGGGGAGATCAGCTTCTTGATCGCAGTGGCGATTTCTTCGTAAGTACCGCCAAGGGTGGCGGCCAGCATCTTGGCGTTCAACTCGACGTAGCCGCGTCGGTCCGCGTTCGCAATCGCGTAACCCCATACCGCGTGAACGTTGAGCCCGGCGCCATAAAGCGATCCCGTGAACGCCGACGCGAAGAGCTTACCGTACATAGCCGCGCTCCTTCCCGTTCGGGTCGAGCCGCTCCCACACTCGGTCTATCAGCCCGTCCAGCTCCTCGACACGCCTGGAGCGCTCTGGGGTGAAGTCCTGGCCCACGATCTCGTCCCGCTCCGCCTCCCACGCCTCGATCTGCTTCTGCATCGCGCTATCCGGCATTCGGGACACCTCGGACGCAAGAAAACCCCCTGAGTGGCCCTGCCCTATCCGTCCAAGATCATGGCGAGTGCTGAGGTCGCCGGGACCGGACAGGGCCGCTCAGAGGGTCTTCAGTAAAGTCTCCATGATCATGGTCGTCAACCTCAGCTAGGTCGACGGTAAACTCAGCCGCTGTTGACAGTCAAGAAATAGTCGATCCAGGAACCACGAATCCCACCGGACGACCCGACCCCCTGCCAGGTCGCCCGGTGGTGGTGGCTAGAGGAACGGGTCGTCGGTGGGATCGGGGACCGACTGATCGAACCCGTCGTCAGCTGGAGCCGGCGCGTCTCCGGCCGGCGCGGCCGCCTGCGAGTCGTCGATCACGGCCTTCGGCCCCGACACCACGGGGATCCCCTTCAGCTTCGCCTTGAGCGTCGCGCCGCACTTCCGGAGGTCCGCGCCGGCGATCGGCGCCTCGAGCTTGATCCCGCGGTTGACCGCGTTCACCCACCGCACCTCGGGGCGCGCGGGCTTGTCGCCGAAGCCAGGCTTCATCTGGATCACAAGCTCGACCTCTTGCTCGGGTCGCTGGTCGGGGAACTTGTCGATGTCGTCCCCGGAGAAGCCGCACGCGCGGAGCGCCTTCAGCGTGATCGGCTCGGTCGCCTCGGTGAAGTACCCCCACCACGAGATCGACTGCCGCGCGAAGGGGCCGCGCAGGATCGTGAACTTCACGATCACGAACGGGTTCTGTTCACCCCTGGCGTTCTCCTTCGAGCGCCCGAATTGGCACGCGAGCTCGCCGAGGTTCTCGACGTTCTGGAGTGCGACCGCTGCTGCGTATGTTCCTGGCTTGATCATATTCGTGACCCTTCTCTTTCGGGTGTCGTTTACTGACTGGTCTCGGCAGACTTTGCCGGCCTGGTCTTGAGTGAATTCAAATACGCCTTGAGACTCTGCGTGTCCTTCTTGGCAACCGCTTCTTTCGTCGCGGCGTTGACCTTGGCGGTCAGGACGTCGTCGCCGATGCGCTCGACCTCGACGCCGATCTCGGCGGTCAGCTTCTTGATGTCGGTCTCGTAGCCGGCCTCAATGGCCTCCGCGAGAGGCGCCCACGGATGTTCGACGGGGATGTCGATTTCGTCGGGGAGGCTTCCGCGCCCCTTTGCATCGAACGCCGCGGAGTGAGCGAGCTTGAGCACGCGCGCGTTGGTCGAGAATCCCTTTGCGCGCCGCTTGTCGCCCGGCACGGCCTTGGTGGTCTCTTCGTGCGCGAGCATCCCGGTCACGTCGGACCAGCCCTTGAGGAACCCGCCCGCCTTCTCGTTCATCGCAGGAATCCAGCGATCGTAGTCGGCGCCCGCGGGATTCTTGAAGTTCTTGACCTGCATGTGCGCGAGGAAAACGATCTCCATCTTCCGCGCGATCCGAAGGCGGTCGAGACGCACGGCTAGGTCGCGCCACACATCGACGGCGCGGTCAAATCCTTTTCCATAGCCGTAGTCGATAATTTGGTTCAGCGGGTTGTCCGACTTGTACACCGACGGATCGCTGTCGCGCCGGATCATCCACGCCCACAGGAGGCTTTCGAGACGGTCGGCCGTGTCGATGACGAGCGTCTTGTACGAGTGCTCGGCCGTCTGCAGGTCGGCGACAGCGCGGAGAACGTCGTCGTAGTCTCGCGGGACGTGCCCGTCGTCTCCGTCGTGGAACGGATAGCGATCGGCGTCGACCGCGGCAGAGCCTCCCTCGATGTCGAAGAAGATCGGCTTCGGCGCGTCGGCCGCGAGGGTCGTTTTGCCCGTCCCCTCGGCTCCGTAGATGATGTATCGCTTCGGTCCGATGATGACTCCGCTCTTGACGGAGCCGAGTCGGCTGGTCGTGGTCGGTGCGGTCGCGGGTTTCGCTGCGGTGTTCGTGGCCATGGTGTCCTCCCTCTTCTCTTTCGAGGTCGTAACAAGTTGTGGTTTCGGTTTCGCCTACAGAATTACTCCTACTTCGTCGACAGCGACAACTCTTCGTGTGGCGTCTCGGTCTTTCGGAATTGCGTTTCGTCGTCGAGCGAGGCAGTCCCAGAGCAGGCCGAGAAGAAGTCGCACGGCCGGTTCCACGCGAAGCAGCTCGCCGGGTTTCGAGGCGCGACTCCGCTGTGCGGACCGTTCCTGATCTGCAGCCCGAGCTCCGTCACGTCGGCCAGTGAATCGGCCAGCTCCGTTTCGAGGCGCACGATCTCAGGACGCGCGAAGTAGTTCTCCGGGTTGGCCATGACGATCGCGGCCAAGCGGTCGCGATACTCTTCGATCGTCTCGTCGGTCTCCCGCTGATTCGCATAGAGCCGGCTGACCGGCTCGTTCTTCGTCGGCTTGGTGTACTTGCGCAGTTCCATCGGCGTCGCCTTGAGCGGCTTCAGTCCGGGCCGGTCGACGACGTCGTAGAGCGCGCCGTGGACGTCATGACCGAGTTCGCGGCATCCGAGGTGATAGATCGACACCTGCGGATCGAGACGCAAGCGAGCCCAGTACGTCGACCCCGGCGACAGGTCGGCGCCCGTCGTCTTCGTCTCGACGAACCACACCGAGCCGTCGGAACGCTTACGCAGGAGCTTGTCGAGCTTGCCGGCGATCCGGAGCCGCTTCCGACCAGGGATGACCGCGACGAACTCCTTCTCGATCTCGAGTACCTCGTACTCGGCCATCGACGGCCCCCACCGCACGTCGTAGGCAGTCATCATGACTTGGGCCTTGGCGAACGCGAAGTCGTCGATGCTGGCGCCTTCCTTTGCGCGCCAGGCTGCCATCGCCGCGAGCGCATCGGTGAGCGCGAGGAGCGAGCCGATCTTGTGCGCTAGCCACCAGGCGTCGAGGCCAGCGTGGAACATCGACCCCCAGTCGGCTAGCTCGCGCGGAAGGATCGAACGGTATCCCTGTTGGTAAGTAAGAAACTCCAGGCGCTGACAGAGTGAGAACGCCGCGAGGCGGCTCTTGGTCAGGACTTCGATCTTCGGCTCGTCGTCGTTCACGTTTCCCCCTTCACTTTGATCTCCGCCAAGTCTCGACATGACTTAATGCCATTGTCGCGCAGCCACGCGCGACGCTCGTCCCAAGTCTTAATGTGCCCGTCGCGAATCGCTTCGTCGACTGCTCGCTTGTTGTGTGCCGTAACGATTTCAATGTCGATATTTCGTACGGCCTCGACGGAGCCGTTCATGATCTTCGCGATGTCTTCGTAGGACTCGCCAAGTATCAGCGCGTCTCGCACGCCCCGGAGAAACGTTTGATGGACCTCGGCGGCAGATCGGCGCGCCCGTTCGGCCTGTCGCTCTCGTGCTAGCGCCGCAAGACGATCCCCGTCGCGGATTTTCTTCTCTGCGTCGACAATGCGAAGCATCTGTCGGCCAACAGGAGAGCGCCTAAAGCCCGGGAATAGAACCGCGACCACGTTCATCGCCGAGGCCAGTCGATTTACATCGTTGTCCTCTGCGCATGACAGGCGATCCAGCACCCAATTGCGCTGCTTTCTCGTCATCGCCCCACCGCCCCCCTCGCCGCCTCGACGAGTACCCAAATGCACGCCCCGCCCCCGGCGCCCCCCGTGGTGATGACCTTGGGCTTGTCCCCGAG